TGGTATGATACACATGGATTTAGTTCCATTTAAAGAACCTCAAGAACGGGCTGGAGTGGAGGCGATATATATCGACTATTCCCCATGTAAGACATGTCCCAAGAGAGTTAATTGCATGGTTGAGTGTAACGATTTTGAGAAATATGTCGATCCTCTAAAATATGATCGGAAAATGAAGAAATTAGCGAGGTTACAAAATGTCTAAACAAAAAGCGAAATGGGCAACCAATGCCACTGAGCCTGAGTTATCTTTGGAATATACCCAAACTGAATTGATAGGAGTACTCAACTGGTATAATGTAATGACAGACTCCAAGACAATTGGTAAATATCTCAATACCTATCTCAAAGATATTAAATCCACAAAGGCGTTGACATCAAGAGTATCACAACAAACGGCTGGTGCTATTGCTCGTCTAATTGCTAGGGGTTTCGGGGATAACAAACTCGAGAAATGGATGTCTGAATGGGTAATGCGACTAGATGATAAAGTTGTTGCTCCACCCAAAAAAACTGTATCTATTCAAGAGCGTACCACCATCAAACTTAATGAGTATATCACAGGTCTAGATAACGGATTTGAGAACTTCAGAGAGTCAGGTTATAAAATGAAGTTCAATACCGAGAAGTACCTAGCGGATTTGGATGTTAAGGCATCTTATGTTCAGTCTCTTATTATGTGGGCATCAGAGGTTCGCAACGAATACGTTCTGTCTAAAACCGTTCCTATTATGAAAGAGGGTTATTCTACTTACACAACTCCACAGAAGAACAAGGTTATTAAGTTCTTTGATGGAATGATTAATTCTCTCGAGAAGTATAAGGTGGCTGTGACACCCGTCAGAAAGAAGAAGGTTGTGACTACCACAAAACTCATCACCAAATTAAAATATTTGAAGTCATTTCCCGAACTTAAACTCAAATCCATTAATCCGGAAAAATTAATTGGATCGAAAGAGGCTTGGGTGTATAATACTAAAACTAAAATGGTTGGGTATTATACATCTCTTGATGGAATGACTGTCACTGGAACAACCCTCAAGGGATTTGATTTTTCAGAACAACGCCGACTAAGAAAACCAGAAGATCAACTCAAGTTACTAACAGATTCGAGAAAGGGTCAATGGATCAAGAAATTCACTACAATGGCCAAGACTGTTAGAACCAGCGGAAACGGCAGATTTAATGATGGAGTAATCATCCTTAAGGTTTTCTAATAACTATATAAATAACTATATTACTATAATATAATGTTTATACATGGAAAATTATTTTGGAAAAAATGGATTTGTTTGGTTCATAGGTGTCGTTGAAGACCGAATGGATCCAGAAAAACTCGGCAGAGTTAGGGTTCGATGCCTGGGTCACCATTCTCCCGACAAAATAGATATACCAACAGACCACCTTTCGTGGTCGACAGTCATGGCGCCAACGACAAACCCATCAATGAACGGTCTTGGATCGACTCCACCGTTTTTAGTTGAGGGGTCGTGGGTTACTGGTTTCTTTGTTGACCAATTTAAGCAAGAATGTGTGGTTGTTGGTTCTCTTCCGGGATTTAATACCCCATCGGGAGATTCATCTAATAAAGATGGATTTAAAGATCCAAATGGTATATATCCTAGAGCAAACTCCGATTTAATTGATACAAATAAACTCGCTCGAGGAAATCATGCTAAGAGCCATGATTCTCTTATGACTCGAGAAAATAATAAAATAACCGATATACCAAAGGCCACCAAGCCCAAATTATCCACCATCGAATCCATGGTAGATGATCCCCGTAAAACCTGGGATGAACTCGACCCAAAATCTAACACATTTTCAGTATACCCCTATAACCATGTCACAGAATCTGAATCGGGGCATGTGTCTGAGATAGATGATTCTCCCGGCGGTGAGAGATTAATGAATTATCACCGTACTGGAACTTTCGATGAAATTCACCCAGATGGATCTAAAGTCACAAAGATTATTGGATCTGAATATGAAATAACCCTAAAAGATAAGAATGTATTAATTGAAGGTGCGTGTAATATAACTATTGCCGGAGCTTGTAGGCAATTGATCAAGGGCGATTATATCCTTGAGGTTGAAGGTAATTATACTGAGAAGATTCACAAAAATCATTACGTTAAAATTGGTGCTGGGGAATCCGGCGGCAACGAAGCATATGAAATCCTCGGTAATAGAACAGGTAATATATCTAAAAACGATAACATAAGAATAGCCAAAAATATAGAAGCTGTGTGTAATGGCAATCACAATTATCAGTTAAATGGCGATTACTCCCAAACAACTATGAAAGATTATTCATTGACCACCTCGGGGATATCTTCTATACAATCTACGAAAAATATATCTATAAATTCTGTATCTGAGGATTGTTCCATTAAGGCTGGAGGAAAAATGAATATTCGGTCTGATCTGAAACTTGATATGCATTCCGAATCGAGTAATATGATTTTAACTGCAACAAGAATAGATCTTAATTAGGAGAATAATATGCCATTTAAACCCCCTAAGCTTCCGTGCGGAATTGATTTAGATTTCGATGCATTAAAAGATAAAATAGCAGAGCTGAAAAAGTCTGCTATGGAACAAGTGAACGAAACTGTTGCTGCAGCAAAAGCAGCAGCATTAGCAGCAGCAAAAGAATTTGAAGAGAAACTGAGATCAATGATCCCAGAAATGCCGGAACTTCCTGATATGCCGGGCGATTCAATGTTACCAGAGCTAATGCTTTTAGTTAAAAGAATAGAAGAAATAATGGCGAATCCTACTGCTGAAGGTCTTAAATTATTAGCTCAACTTAAAACAGATTTTAAAAATAAATACGGTGACGCGATTTCGAAGGCAGGGGCAGACTTAGATGAGTTAATCGATGGTATTATGGATGGGATTGACCCGTGTTCATTGGTTCCCAATATAGTAACAAATGCCGCTGGTAAAATCGTAGAAGAAGTTAAAGATCCGTTATATGCCAAAACCGATGCTCTTGCAGAAACTTTGTCGGTTGAAACCCCCGCGATGAAGGCATTGAAAGGACAAATATCAACATCACTAGAGGATACAGAAGTTAATAGAGATTTAGCTAAGAATCTTGTTACTGAATCACTAAAAGAAACTGATGTTAAAGACGAAATTTCTAATCTCAATGTTAAAGGGGACGTGGACGATTTTTATGAGTCAAATGTTGATTTTACAGTTAAAGATAACGAAATAACAGAATCTCTAAGAAAAACGACACCTTCAGCAGAGAAATTGAAACTTGAGGTGAAACGTGGTAAAGAAGTTATAACAGAAACTAAGAGTGTTTATAAAAAATACACATTTAGGATATATCACCGCGATAAAGTCAACACACGCCATTACGATATTTCATTACACGAGACTGTCATTAATTATACCTCAAGTTTTGATTTCTTGTCAGCTAAATATCACGATATGTCAACGGTCCGCCACCTGATGGTAGATTCTTCGTACTCGGGGAACATTAAAACTTATGATCTTAATGCTCATATAAAAGAAATTGAGTCAAAATATAAAGTAAAACTTCATTCTGTTAAACAAAGCTATACATATGTTGATGGCGAAAGGGTGATCACACCTGTAACATATCAAGACGGAGATGTTGAAGCCTTCGAGGATATGAGGGTTCATAAATTTATATATTTATAGGTGCAAATTATGTATAATTATCAGATTGAAGTTACAAGAGTTATAGATGGGGATACAGTTGATTGTATAATAGATCTTGGATTTAAAATATCAACCAAATATAGAATTCGTCTTGCTGGCATTGATACACCAGAAACGAGAACAACAAACGCAGAAGAAAAAATATATGGCTTTGAAGCTAAGGTGAGGCTTCAAGAATTATTATCTCAGGGTACAATAATACTGAAATCCCACGGTCTAGGTAAATTCGGTAGAGTTCTTGGAACCTTATATGTCGGAGATGTGGATATTAATCAAAGACTTATTGATGAAGGATTTGCTATTGAATATAGAGGAGGTTCTAGAATGACTACATCTGAATTATTAAACCAATTAAATGAAGTTAGGCAATCATTATAAATAATCTTATAATAATATAACAGAATAAAAATGGCAATTCAAACATCGGCACATATTGATGCTCAAGGTACTAATATATCTACCAAAACGACTAAGATTTGGAAAGATATTAATCTTAAATTCGATAAGCACCCAGAAACCAACGATCTTGCTCGAGTATTTGATGTTGAGTCTATTAAAAGATCAGTTAAAAATCTAATTTTAACTGACTATGGCGAAAGACCTTTTCAACCGTGGATAGGGTCTAATATAAGGGGTTTATTATTCGAGCAAATGGATAATCAAACTGTCTCGGGACTTAGAAGTCAGATTATGATGCTTCTAGAAAATTTTGAACCTAGAGTGATATTAACTTCTCTGGAGATTAATGATATACATGATGATAATAACAGATTAAGGGTTACATTATATTTCACATTAATTAATTCACCGTCAGGGGAAATTTATACTCTTGATACTTTCCTTGATAGGATAAAATAAATGGCTACATCAACTACAGAACAAGATTTTTTCGAAATAAAGGAAAATTTAAAAACCTATCTTCGAGGACAAACAGAATTTGCAGATTATGATTTTGAAGGATCTGCAATGTCAACCCTCCTCGATGTTCTTGCGTTTAATACACACTATGCTGCCATGACGGCAAATATGTCCGTCAATGAAATGTTTCTAGATACTGCACAATTAAGATCTAATGTTGTTTCCCATGCAAGAACACTTGGGTATACACCACAATCACCGAAAAGTTCTAAAGCCTTAGTGTCAATGTCTGGTACTTTTACACCAGAAGCAACATTAAATATTCCACGTGGGAGTATTTTTAATGCAGGAGATGCAAAATTTATAACTCTTGAAGATTATATTTCAAATTCTGATTCATTTGGAGCAATAAATTTCGATTCAATAAAACTTCATGAAGGTAAACTATTAACTAAAACTTTTATTGTAACTAGTTCAAATCAGAAATTCACAATCCCTAACAAATCTTGCGATATTTCTTCGTTAAGGGTTTCTGTCAAATCAGATGCTACATCTACTGATAAAATCACATATTCCCTTGGGAATACCCTAATAGACGTTGGTAATACATCGAAAGTTTATTTCCTAGAGGAGTCTGATGACGAGAAATATTCTATATATTTTGGTGATAATCTTATAGGTAAAAAATTAGATACATCGAATGTTGTGGTAGTAGAATACATTAAAACAATTGGGATTGAGGGTAATTCTATAAAGAATTTTAGTTTTGATTCTACTATTTCAGATTTTAAGAATTCTACTGTTACTACCATTTCTCAGTCTTCTGGTGGTTCTGGTATAGAAACTATTAATTCAATAAAAATTAATGCCCCATTTAATTTTGCTGCTCAGAATAGAGCTGTAACAATTTCTGACTATAGAGCTATACTTAAAAAAATATACCCCAATTCAGATACAATATCCGTCTGGGGTGGTGAAGATAATATACCACCCGAATATGGTAAAGTTTTTATATGTATTAAACCAGAAAACGGAGAATATCTTTCGACCCTTGATAAAAATCAATTACAATCAGATTTAGTTAAATATAAGGTCTCGGGAATTAATGTTGATATTATTGATGCAGAATATCTTTATATTGATTTAACTGTGGATTTTGATTACAATTCATTATTAACAACAAAATCTATTGAAGAATTGAAAACATCTATTCAGAATATTATAGATATATACAATCATGATGTACTGACCGAATTCGGCGGAATTCACAGAAATTCGAATTTGACTACTATGATAGATTCGTCGGATAATTCTATTATGTCTTCGAGGATTAACCATAAAGTTTATAAAACTGCAATAACATATATAGATACATCTGGAAGTTATAAATTCTTATTTGGGAATAAAATATCGAATTATCATATTGATACTTCTGAATCTACTGTTGGTATGGTTTTTTCAAATAAATTTAATATAACAGGCGATACAGTCAATATTTACTATTTCAAAGATGATGGGAAAGGTAATATCATATTATATAAAACAGATGGAATTAATGAGTCTATTGTTAATCCAAGTTTGAATCACGGGAGTGTTAATTATAATACAGGTGAAATAGTTATTGAGGCCATCTCGATTTCGGGATTTCCAACTGATGGGGATACACTTCTTAGAATTACAACAACCCTTAATAATTTAGATATTAATCCAACACGAAACAATATACTTAAAATAACATCAACTGTTATTTCTGGCACAGAAGATAATTCTCTCCTCAGTCCAATTAACTATCCTACTACATATGCAACAACCCCGCGCAAATTATAATGAAAATATTTGATAAAATAGAAAATATGTTCCCGAGATATATCTCGGAAGAATATACCACGTTCATAAAATTTGTAAAGGGTTATTATAAATTTTTAGATTCTGGTATTATAACATACCAAATTAAAACCTCTGGTATTTCATATGAAATAGGGGATGTCATACACGGATTAAGTTCTGGAACTACCGCTACAATATATTCTATTTCTGAAGATAAATTATTCGTTTCATCTGAGACAGGGTTTATAGACTCCGAAAATTTTGAAATTCTTGGCGATGACATTAAACACGTTTCTATATTATTATCATATACACCAGGAACTGCACAAGTTACCGATAAATTATTAGAATATAGAAATATAGATTCTACTCCCCATAATAATATTCGAAAATTCTTTCACGAATTTATGGCTATTATCCCATATAATTTAACTGAGGGAATAGATAAAAGAAAACTTTTAAAAGAAATCTCGGATTTATACAGGGTTAAAGGCACAGAGGATTCTATTAAAATATTATTCCGTATAATATCTAACTCAGAAGCTAATGTATATTACCCATCTATTGACATTCTTAAAGTTTCGGATGGTAAATGGACTTCAGAAACTGGATTAAAGTGTAGAAGAACAACAAATCTTGAAACTTTTTCCGAATCGAATATTGGAAATGTTATTGGGCGTGAAGCAAAACACGCTAACTCGTCTGGTATAGTTGAGAGAGTTATTAAGATATCTAATGATGTTTATGAAATTATATTAATAGAAAATTCGATTCGTGGATTTTTTGAGGGTGCCCCTGCTGATCCGAGATACGAAAATGTCGGCCAATCTATAATTATTACCGGCATTGATGGAAGTTTATACCAATTTGAATTATTAAATGTATTATCGAATAAAGATGTAAAGATAGATTTCGAGAACCCAAATTGGGCAACGAATGATCTATATTCGAAGATAGATCCTATTACTATTAAAGTACCAGATCAAGAAGAAGCATATTTTCCTAATGTTGGAATAATTGCAGGGACTGGTTTCGAAAATATGGTCATTGCTTCAATTTATAAGAGGTCGGACTTCCTCCCGACCGAATGGGATTTACTACTTGAAGATAATACCGGTGGTATTGATATATCATCGGACGGATTATTGTTTGAACATCTAAGTAATGAAAAATATTCAGTTGAATCAATTTGGCCAAATAATTCTGTATCATTCAATTTATCAACAGGATTATGGGATGTAGGTTTAGATGGTCTTGGTAATGATTGGCATCCTACAATTGAAGGGGCGAACTCCGGAGTCATCGGGAATCATTTATATAGAATTCAGCTATGTATGAATTTAGGTGGAGCAACCAATGACATATTCCCAGTTAATTCACAACCGGGAATCATTGATCCTATATGGGGAGTGCCACGTCTTATAGGGGCTGGTGGTCGTGCGAAAATATCAACAATAACCTCGGGTGTTATTACATCAATCAATTCTATCACTTCTGGTGGGACTTTATATGAGGTCGGTGATATCATAACTATATCTTCGGACCCCCTATATTCAACAGAAGTAGCCCCCGCGAAAGCTATTGTAAAGTCTGTTGATTCGTCGGGGACTATTACTGATATCCCTTTAGGTATCGAACTAATATATGGTGGTCAGGGATTTCAAAAATTTCCCAATTTAGTCTTCGGTGGTTCCAATAGGGACGATTTAAATGTGATAGACTTAGTACTAGAGCAGGCAGATCTCTCAACTGATTCGATTGGGTGTATTTCAGAAGTAGTTATAACTAATACGGGACAAGATTATTCAGTTGACGACAAACCCGCAATTTTAATACATAATAATGTCAAAAACATCTCAATTGATTTAAATGAAATTCTTATACCCCCTGCTAAAATTATTGGGAAATTATTCGATACTGAATCAAAATATTTAAATGTTGGCGGATTTATTTCAGAAGCAAGAAAAAGAATTAGGGATGGTTATTACTACCAAGAATATTCATATGTCGTAAAAACCAAATCTCCAATAAAGAAATGGTCTAATATTTTAAAGGCTTCTATTCATCCAGCCGGATTAATATTTTTCGGTGAATTTAATATTACTTCATTATTTAATGTATCAGCAAAATCTCTAGGGACTACCATAACAAAGGCTTCTATTTTTGCAGGTGGTCCAAACGATTATGGTTATATAACCCCAGATGATCCAGTATTATATAATCTGATGTATGGTAGTATTAATGATACGAACACAACAGATTACGATTACGGCAATCTAACTTAACAGAGTATACATATGAGTCAAGACTTAATAACAAATAAATTTAGATATCTAAATTTAACTAATTTAAATAGAGATATAGAAACTACATCAATAAATGATAGATTTTATTTATTTATAGGGGAACCGAATATCCCAGATGACTCCGACCTAGCTACTCCTGTTGAATTAATATATTCCGACCAAGATATTCATAGAAATATGGTCTCAATGAAATATATAGATTCTTCGCAACTAGCTAATTTTTCTCCCGTTGTTGAGAGAAGACTTTGGGCAACTGGTACTGTATACCAAGAATATTCAAATAATTTAAACCTATCGAATGTCAATTTTTATACAATTTCACCATCGGGTGTAGGTATTTCTGGCGGGAAAGTTTATATATGTCTCGATAATAATTCTAATAATGAATCAAATATTGTACCGACCCACGATGACACCTCAGATAGTACAACGGCAACCCTTTCTGATGGTTATGTATGGGAGTGGATATATACAATACCCGCGGATAATAAATTCGATGAATATAACGGTAATTACATGCCCGTTATAAATGGGATAACTTCCTCAAATTCGAAGATAGTAAAAGCTGTGATAAATTCTGGAGGCTCTGGATACGGAAATAACGGCCTATATATTTGCCCAATTGTTGGTGATGGATCGACTGACGGCCAAGCACACGTTACTGTACAGGGTGGTATAATTACAGATATATCCGTAATAGAAAATCAAGAAGGTTCGGGGTTTACATTTGCAAATATTGATCTTCGTAATGCATATGTATCAACAACTCAAGTTCCAACTACATCTGCTGATATTGATATAGTATTGAGTCCCAGTGGCGGTTTTGGTTTCGATAATACCTCTCTTCTCTCTACAAATCTTCTTATGGTATATTCCGAATTAGTCGAAGGGGAGGGAGGAAATTTTCCTATAATTACTTCAGACGACGATAACGATCCATCGACTCCCGGAGGTGTACCATTTTCGTATGGGCAAATAGGAATAATAAAAAATCCACTTGCCCCAGGATCAACTGCTCCGTTAAATGTGGGATCCGTTAAATGTTTAACAGAATTAACTCTCGATTCACTATCATCCGCTTGGGATCCAAAAGCCGGAGATGAGATACTAGGGCTCACTTCGGGCGGAACGGGGGTAGTAGTTTATTGGGACGGTACTTCTGTCCTTGGTGTACACCAAACAAATGAAGTCTCCAAAGGACTCGATTCAGACCTGAAGTTAACACCGTTCGGGGCCGCCGAAACAATAAAAATTCTTGAAGAATCTGGAATAATCACAAGTGTCTCTGGACCCGAATACGAAGTTTATTCTGGTGATATACTATATGTAATGAATACTAGCAATATTGACAGAGCTGCCCAACAAAAAGAAATAATAAAACTCGTCATAGATTTCAACTGTTAATGGACAAACTTATTGATTATGTTGGAATATACGAAAATTGTTTAGATTCTGAACTCTGTGAAAATTTAATTTCTATTGGAAAGACTAAAAAATATTCAATCTCCAAAATGGGAGTTAATGATATTAAAAAAGATACATCCGTTCGAATGGGAACAGAGGTTCTTTTAACTCATACCGATCATACTGAAATAAGAGATAATTTAATATCAGCAACAGTTTCTATTCTTGAAAAATATCAAGTACAAACAAAACGTGCATCACAGTACATAAAAGAAAACTTTGATACATATAAATTAGAAAATTTTAGAATACGAAAATATCCGAAGGGTTCTGGTTTTTTTAAAGTACATTCTGATATAACAGACTACAAAAGTGCTTCTAGATTATTAGTTGTACTATTATATTTAAATGATGTGGTTGAGGGCGGGGAAACCGAATTCCCCTCACTTGGAATTAAAATTAAACCATCCCAAGGTCTTGGCATTGTATTCCCCCCTACCTTTTTATTTCCACATCAAGCTAATATACCAATCTCGAATTCGAAGTATACAACACAAACGTATCTTCATTATAAATAATATATATCACAAAACGCTAACGGACAATACTTATGAGTTTCCAAACTAATTTAAACGTAAATCCTTACTACGACGATTATAAAGAGCATTCTGTTTCAAACCCAGAATACTATCAAGTATTGTTTCGTCCGGGATTTGCTATACAGGCACGTGAACTTACAACTCTACAAACTATACTCTCTAAACAAATTGAAAGATTTGGGAGACATATGTTCCAAGAGGGGTCTTTAGTTATTCCCGGAAATGTCTCATATAATCCAAAGTTAGATTATATAACTATGGATGCGTCACTACTCAAGGAAGGCGATCAATTAACCGAATTAAATACAGGTGATGTTGAAGCTGTAGTTATATCTATTGTAGGCTCTCAGGATTTTGCGGTAACCGGTAATGCTGATATAGTATATATAAAATATACAAAAACTGGTACCCCGATACCTCCTGCTACCTCCGATGCAAAAACATTTGCAACTGGTGTAAATAATATAACTTTTATCACTGAAGGCGGAGCAACCGTCACCACCAACGTTTTCTCGGTCGGGTACGAACCCAATCTAAAATCTCTAGTTGGTATTGTAGATGGTGTTTATTTTATACGTGGACATTTTGTTAAGTGTTCAGAACACCAATTAATAATAGATCAGGATTTCACCGGCACAGTAGGATTCAATGTTATAGAAACTCTTGTAACACCAGAATCTGCCATTCCGGGATCGGAAATTTCAGATAATGCAACCGGTTCTTCAAATTTTGGCGCGAAAGGTGCTCATCGGTTATCAATTGAATTATCATTGGCAGTCAAGTCGCCTACTGATACAACAGAAAATTTCATTGAACTTATAACACTGAAAAACGGTATACTTCAAACTAAAATATCGGAATCTAAATATTCATTCCTCGGTGACGCTCTTGCAAAAAGAACATATGACGAATCAGGAAATTATACTGTAGATGAATTTCCAATTGAAGTTAATGAACATCTTGATAATGGTTCCAATTTCGGAACATATCTAAAATCGGATGGTGGAGATAAAGATAAAGCAGTAATAAAAATTGGTCCAGGAAAGGCTTATATTGAAGGATACAAGTTAGCAAAAAATTCCCCAACTATAATCGATGTTGAGAAAGCTAATGTGCTTAAAACTATTGCCGACGTTGGTGTACACGCAGCTGGTGGCGATTATTTTGAAGCTAAATCTATCTGTTTTGAAAATCCGATTACTCAAAATGGAGTATTACATTTAGATAAATTTGGTACAGTTCTTTTCTTTAATAAAGAGGTGGGTGATAACTTCGGTTTTGGAAGCACCGGAGATGCACATCATAATGGAGTTCCTATAGGTATGGGAAGATTGAGAGGAGTCGATGGATCAGGTGGAGATAGAACCAAAATACATCTCACTGATATACAAATGGACACCCATATTACAATTGAGACCGCCGGAACAAGTCTGAGTGGTGCTGTAGGTTTGTTAAATCATCAAAAGGTTACGGGCAAAAGTTCTGGTGCATACGGTTATATTTGGACATATGCCGTCACTGATGTAACGCTGCTCCAGATTCTAGATATAACAGGGGAATTCAACATTGGTGAGGATATTGAATTTTCCAATTACGATCGCATAGCAACAGCAAATACTACAGAATTCGCGACTGTGGTCACTCTCAATAATGCTAAAATTCTCTCGATTTCTCAAGAATCCCCTTCATCCGTTAAAATGATAAAGTTTGGTGACAACTCCACGGCTGATGTTGCTCTTGATGCTGAAAAGGTTTTATCTGGCACACTTACTTTAGAAGGTGCCATCTCGGGGGCTGCTGCTAATCAAACGATTCCAGATAATACAACATATATCAGAGGTACTGGAACAAGATTTAAAACTGAACTTAAACCGTGGGATATTATTTATTCTGCAGGAATACGTCATACAGTTAGAGAAGTTATTTCTGATACTCAACTTACCCTTGGTGTTCCAACCCTAACAGACGGAGCACCACCACCCACTGATGTTCATCTATATACTACTGGTTATGC